CTACGCGGTTATTGACAAAGACATCGCCGACCTGAACGGCAACACCGCGGAGTTCCGGCTCTCTGAGGTCAAAGCCTTCCTCGAAGGTATGTCCCAGCAGGTTGCGTCGACCATCATCTACGGCAACCAGCACACTAACCCGGAGCGATTCACCGGCCTCGCCCCGCGATACTCCACCAAGACCACGACCAACTCCCAGACCGCCAACAACGTCCTCGATGCCGGCGGAACGGCTTCGACCAACACCTCGATCTGGGGCTTGACCTGGGGCAACGACACGCTCCATGGAACCTTTCCGAAAGGTAAGATCACCGGCCTTCAGCATCGTGACATGGGCGAGTGGCCGGTGCAGGACTCAGCCGGTAACACCTACCAAGCCTACCGCGATCACTTCAAGTGGGAAATAGGCTTGGTCCTCCGCGATTGGCGTTATGCTTTCCGCATTGCGAACATCGATGTCACCCAGCTTACTGGTGTGTCCGCGGCCAACCTTATCAACCTCCTGGTCCGCGGACTCTATCGTCTGCCGACGGCGCCGGCCAACGCGACTTCCATCCAGACCTCCGACACCCCGGAAGTCCGCGCGAACATGGGCCGGGTTGTCCTCTACGCCAACCGCGTGGTTCGCACCTACCTCGATCTCCAGGCGATGAACAAAACCAACGTTCTGCTCCGCCTGGAAGAATTCGACGGCAAGGTCGTCACCACTTTCCGCGGCGTGCCGATCCGCACCGTTGACGCGATTCTCAACAACGAAGCCCAAGTAACCTAGTGAGTGGGGATCCCCATTCGTAACCTCACTCGAAAGGAACACTTCCATGATTCTCGACAATCTTCTCACTTTTACTGGAACGTCAAACGGTGCGACCGGTGGCATCACCGCCGGTGCCCAAACTGACCTTCCCACTACGGGCACTCAGGCCGCGTCCAACATCATCGACCTGGGCGTGGTTCTCGGTATCCCGAGCTACGCGAATGGCGGCGGCGCTCGGGATATCGGTGTCGGCGACGATCCTGCAATGAAGTTCTCGGCGATGGTGACTACCGCAATCACCGGTGGCACCAGCCTTCAACTTCAGATCCAGGGCGCACCCGACAATGGCTCCGGAGCCGCTGGTTCTTACACGACCATGTGGACTTCCGCGGCTATCGTCGAGGCCTCGCTCGTCGCTGGCGCGCAGCTTGCAAACATCGATATGCCGCGTATCGTCCCGGGTCAAGCCGTGCCTCGGTTTATCAAGCTTAACTTCATCTCCGTTGGCACGCACTCGGCCGGTGCGATCGAATGTAACCTTGTCCTTGACCAGGACAACCAGATCATGGGCACGACCGGCGCTTACTCCGGCTATCCCGCCGGAATCAACGTCGCAAACTAAGGAGTAGCCCCGATGAAAAATCGCATCCTCGGGGCAGCCTTAGCTGCCCTACTCTCCACCTCTGCGCTCGCGCAGGTCAACGTCGTCCCGCAGGTTGGCCTTAATACCGCTACGCTGCGCCAAAACACCTACACCGCGGCGATCAAAGGCATTGTTCCCGCGGCCTCAACGACTGACTTCTTCTGCATCTCCGGGTCTACGTCGAAGACCATCAAGATTCAGCATATCGAACTTAGCGGTTCAGGCACGCTAGGATCATCGCCTGTTTATCTAATGCACAACTCTATCCTAGACACCGGCACCGCAGCAGTCGTCGGCACCTATGGTCCAGTTGCTTACGGCTTGGTATCTTCCAATCCGACCGCAACTGCGACAGTTGTCGCCTACAACACGACCGGCGGTAATCCGACCATCGGCGGCACGGCTACGCTGTTTCGCTCTGGTAATATCTCTATCTCTCCTACAGCAACCACGACTGCTGCTAACGCACCGCTGGTCTGGGATTTCTCTACGAACGTTAGCCAATATGATCAAGCCCCGACCATCCCACCGAACACGACCGAGCAGTTCTGTTTAAACCTTGCAGCGTCGTCTCTCACAGCCGTGCTCCAAGGCTTCATCGAATGGACGGAGGAATGACATGGCCCGCTGGAAACTAATGGTCTCCCACTATCTCAACGTTCCTGGTGAGGAATGGGAATACACCGAAAACGATCGCAAGACCGGACGCCCTCGCCGCACGAAGTTTAAAGTCCCTCGGCTGCTCGACATCAACGACCCGACCTGTTGGACAAACAAGTGGGGCACACGCGACAACGAGGAGGGCGAGATTATCGTTTGCCACGAAGGCAAGGGTGACTCCTCGGATGTTGTCTTCTTCGGTTCCCCCACGCCCGACATGGTGCCCGTTGACGAAGAAGCCAAAGCCATCTCGGCCAGCTTTGCGCATCTTTGGCAGGTGCCGGTTGAAAACACTGCTGGTGACTACTCTCAGTCCCTGATCGACAAGTTCCAAGTCGAAATGGGCGAGATTCAATCCCGGCCGGTCGAGGTCCCTGGGCTGTCGGACCTTACTTCCGCGATCGGCGAGATGGCTAAGCAAAACCAGAAGCTTCTTGAAACCTTCCTTAGGAGAGTCTAATGGGTCTTATCTCCACCGGCCCCGGATCGCCGCTGTCGTTTTCGGCGGCCAGTGGGGGCAAGATCTACGGCTACAATAACATCTCCAATGTCGCCTCGATTGTTGTCGCACAAGCAAACCCGGGGCGACAGAAGATCACCTTCCACAACCCCGGCACCCAGGACATTTTCATAGGCCCAAGCTTCTTGCAGAATATCCTCGGCACCGCGCCAACTACCCCAGCGAACGCAGCCTTCACCCCTACTACGTCGCTCTATGGCGGAACCTTTCGTGTATATGCAAACGGCGGAACCCTTGTTGTTGAGGGCGAATGCCAAGGCGCATGGCAAGCGCTTGCGGTCTCTGGGACAACCAACCCGCTCACTGTGATGGAGTCGAACGTATGACCCGGCTCGCAACCATCATCTACATCACCTTTATGACTTGGGTAGCGATGGGCCTTGGAATTGCGCCAGCGTTCTCGCAGCAAGTTACCTGCGCTACGCGATCAGTCGGCGACTCTTCTAATGCTTGTGCAAGCACGAGCTTTGTTCAGAATCAGTTCGCTACAAATCTTACTTTTCCAGTCACAGTGTCTAATGGTGTGAGTGGAGGTATTCCCTGTTTTACATCTACCGCGACCCTTTCAGCAAGCACACTTTTAGTTGCTAATTCATTCATGGTAGGCGGTGGCGCTGGAACATGTCCATCTACAATAACTAATGCGGCAGCAACTGCCGCATTAGTTCCGTTTGTTGGCGATAGTGGTTCTGGCGGAACGCAAGGAGTCGTCCCCGCTCCTGCGGCTGGCGACAAATCTGCTGGGAAACTTCTCAACGCGAACGGGTCGTGGGTCCCCTATCAGGTGAACGTGTTCGAATACATGTCACCGACGCAAATCGCAGATGTCGTGGCTGGCACCTTCGCGCAGGATGTTTCAACCCCGATCAACAATGCAATCGCAGCTTGCCCTTCTTATGGATGCGAGGTTTTGTTCCCGCCGGGCGGTTATGGGGTTGCTAGCGGGATAACCGTAGGCAACGGCTCTGCTGGCGGCAATTCCACGATGATGGGAATAAAGCTCAAGGGCCTCGGACAGCATGTTTCGTCGAGCTTTTTTGGTGACAAGACAATCAGCACGGCGAGAATAAAATACACTGGCGGATTGACAGGCGGGAATCTGCTCAAAATGAGCGGGCCTATTAATGGATGGGGCATCGAAGATTTAACATTCGACTGCAATCTTCTGTGTGGAACCGTAGTATATTTGCAGTCTATGGCATACGGTGACATGAAAAATGTATCAATGGTCAATGGTAATGCTGCGCAGCTAGCAACGCAGACTTTAGGAATATCAAATACAGAGGGTAATAGCTTCAGCAACCTATTAATTGTTGTTCCTGACGTAGCTTTCGCAAGAGGTATATCTTTAGACGGAAACGTTGATCATGCCACAGATACGGATCTTAACAGTTTTAACAACACTAAGATTCTACTGCCAATGACTTCTACAACAACATATGGGTTATATTTGAAGAATTGCGACACAAATACATTTGTTAGCACCAATGTGTTTGGTGGAGGCGCAAACTCTGCTCCAATATTATTTGACTATACAGGAAATAACCAATGGCCTACAGGAAACATGTTTCTCGGCCTTGATCCTGGTGGGCTGTCAACGACGAAATTCGCTAATAGCGGATCGCCAAATCAGAGCGGCGGCGCGCGACCAAACAAAATATACGGACTTAGCGGCGCAAATTTAGCCGGAGCCGGGCAGGAACTGCCAAACTTGCTGAATCTCACCGCGCCAATTGAACAGATCGCGCCTTGGGTTTCGCTAAAGGGTCAAAATGCAACGATCGCTCCGACGACGATGTGGACGGCATATAACGAGGGCGATTATCGTATTTCATATTACTTAGCAACCACCACAGCCGGAACTGCCGGCACGGTTAGCGCCACATTCCAATGGACCGACAATGGTCAAAACCAGACTTTGACGACAACGAATTTGAATTTAAACGCCAAGGGATACTTACAGGGAAGTATCGTCGTGCATAGCATACCAACTGGTTTTCTATACTGGACAACAGTTGGCGGCGTAACTGGGTCTCCTCAATATGAGTTAATGATTCATATCGAGCAATTAACATAAGGTGATGTATGTCTGAATATCATGAGCCAGTAGTCTACCTCGAACGTATCTCCAAGGATATGAAACTCATTCGAGAGATGCTCGTCGAAGTTATCAACTATATGCGCGATGCTGAGACCGAAGTGTCCGAAAAGATGCGGCGGTTTATCATGTATATGCATGATATGCATGATGTGAAAAACCTCTATACTGAACATGGGCTGGAGGTTCCACAGTATGTGCTTCGCGAAGTCGAACGTTGCGACGATCGACTTCGG